TAGAACATATGCGTTTGTTAGTTTTTTGGTCTTTTTAGTTTTACTCATCTTCTTTCCTCCTTGTTATTACTACTCATCTTTTATAAGTAGTATTCAGGTCACTGTTTGTACTGTGACCTGTATACTAATTACTTCCAAGCACTCGGCATTGCTGACCTAACATACCCACCTTTTATATGGTCAGATGATATGAGTTTGAAGCTTACACCCACTGGGTTGTACTCTTTATCAGTTGTGTACCATACTTTTATACTTGCTTTGTTGATTCCGACTACCCTCGCAGGATAAGTATTTCCATTGTTGGTAGTTACTGCAACAGCTTGACCACTATAAAATTTATTACATTGGTCTTGCTTTCTCTTTGCAATCTCATTCTTTATAGTATTCAGATTTACTAATAAGATATGGTCATTCATTTCTTCTACATCGCTCTCGTATATATAATCGTTCATCTTCTTTCCTCCTTGTTTCTACTTTGACTACTCTTAGTTTCAAAAGGTTACACCTTTTTTTATTTCTATAAGTAGTACTTAGGTCACTGTTTGTACTGTGACCTATGTACTAGTTACTTATTATATTCTTTAACTAACTCTTTCACATTATCTTTAGTTACTGTTGTAACTTTGTGCGTTACAGTCCTATTCTTTCCTAATTTAATTTCTATCATTTCTTTCCTCCCTTTTGGTGGCTGTTTGTACAGCCACCTATATTATATGTACTAGTTACTTAATTTCTTTAGCCTCTATATTTATAGTGTCTATTTCGTAATCAAGTCCCTCACATTCTAATGCAACGTTCAATGTGACATCGTCTCTGTTCACTATATCCCATGCTTCATTTGGACTAAGCCCATCAACCTTGTAGGTAAATGTTTTAGTAACTACTATTTCTACTGCTTTCGTGTAATCATCCATTTCGTTTCCTCCTTATTATTACTACTCTTGTAAGTAGTATTCAGGTCACCGTTCGTACGATGACCTGTGTACTAGTTACAGACTTACTTAATGTCTGCGTAAGTTCTACCACCACATGATGGGCATGAAAGAGTTAACTTCATGGCTAGAGTTGTTGAGACTCGGAACACCATTCCGAAACCTCTACCCTTAGTCGATTTTGTTGCACCTGCACAATTCACATCAAGGCAGTAGACAGAACAGGTTCTGCTCTTACTTTTTGGGTGACTGGCATACGCTACGTGGTTGTACGTACCGTTTGCAACTATCCACCCTCTGACCAGTTCCTTGAAGTAAGGGCTGACCTCCGTTGCTGTTGGGATACCGTTCATTTTGAATAAGCTATTTTCTCTCCTATTCTTTTGACCTCCCACGATAGAGATAAATTCTCCCTCGTGACCTGTATCCTCTGTGGTCATAGCGTGTGCCACTTCATGAGCAGTGACCATAAGAGCTTGATACGTATCCGAAATATCTCTGCTTATTTCGATAGCTCTTTTGTCTCCCTCACTGGTTGAAGTGTGGTAACAGTAGCCAATTGCGTTGTTACCCTGACCGTTTCCTCTAGTGTTTGAGATATGTACTTGAATCCCTTGACCAGTGTTTGTACGGTTACCTAATCCTTTAAACTCGATTAAGTCTATGCACCACTGGGCAAAGTCTTCTAAATACTCCTCAGACTTTTTGCTAGATTCCTCAACATGTGCCAAGTGTAAAGGGTTCTTAGCTACTAACTGATTTTGGTAATTTTTACCAGTTTTCATTATCGCTCCTTGTTGTTTCATAGTACTTAGAGCCAAAGGAGATTAAAAAGGTTACAGGGTGTTTTGATTTTTCTAGACATGCATAAAGGTCTACAGAAACTAACAGAACAGGTACAGGCACGAACATACAGGAGACAGAGCAGAACAAAACTTAAACAGACTGGATAAAGCAAAGATAATCGGAAAAACGGGCAGGTTCAACCGAGCTACCCTCTCTTATACTTGTCTATCCTCTAGAGAAATACTGTTAAATTGTATGCATTTAATAGGTATTTAGCTAATAGGTAAACCTTTATAGACAGTACCGTGTAGGGGTGATTTCGATATAACGAGCTACTGGCTCTAAAAAGCTACTGTTTTCTGACTTTTATTGTTTTCTTGTCCTTGAGTACTTAGTTTGCGTTCCTGCGTTATAGTCTTACCTATCCTAAGCTTTCTGCCCCTCGATGGCACCTTTACTTGTAACAAGATACTATATAAAAATATTTGTTTCTATGGATACTATAGCAGAAAAGAAAATCTCTGTGTATGATTAGGAATAGAGGGTTGCGTTAATGTAGGAGTTTCCTCCTTTCGCCTACAAGAAAATTTCATCAAGGCGTGACCCTCCTATGGAATCTCCACACATAAAACAAAACTAGTATATAATGTAATCCTATAGTAAAATATAGTATGTGTACTTGGTGAGAGTAGGTGCGAATCTACGAACTCCCTGTTTCAAACGAGAAGTTCAGCCCTCACCAAGTAGACATAGATGTATGAACTCCTTGTGTTTGTACTAATTAAGAGTGGGTTGGGTGACGAACTACGTAGGGTAGTGAGACCATAGTGCTAGGCAACTAACACTCCCAACCTGCTTTTATGTTATAATCAAAATTTATGACCAATCAACATTTCATAGAGACAGAGTATTGTGAGAATTGTCTGCAACCATTTTGGGACAACCCAGGTTCTTTTATCTGTATTAGATGTTCTGTAGAGGAGGAGTGATGAAACTAGCAAAAGAGTGTAGCATTTGTAGTGGCGAGTTAGACCTTGATGCAGGAGATATACAGGGATATTTTGGGATACTACCTGTTGGATTTTGTGTAACTTGTTTTGAGTGTATGATAGATATGGCTAATCAGTATTTAGAAGAAGAATGAAAGAATTAGACGATTATGAATGTGACACTACCGTTAATGAAAAAGGTACCCACGTCACAATATGTAATTATAAATATGGACATGATTTTCATGAATAATTTTTTTTAAGCACCTGGTAGGATTCTTCTGTTAAGATACGAGTATGGCAAAAGAAACTAAGAAAACGAACCCTCACCAGAGAGTGAGTAATCAATTTAGTAAAGCACAGAAACAACACGGAGTTCTAAAGAAAGTAAAAGCTGCACGGAAGAAATCTCTTGCACCAGGGTTTGGACCATTAGTTGGTCAATCTAAACAAGGAGCATCCCACGCATGGGGATTAGTAAAGAACTCAAGTCATAGATACAATAAATAATTTTTCGAGCCTTCGGCTCTCCAGTTAATGGTAGTATGTCAGTGTGACAGAATTTATATAGGAGTATAAATGCCGTATACAAAAAGTGGAATGAAGAAAAGATATTCGTCTAAGAGAAAGACGAAGAAATAGTAGCCTTCGCTGTACCCTGTCCTGGGTGTCGTAATGAACTTGTAGTACAAAAAGATGGTATACTCATGTGTACTAATAAGCAATGTAAACAATACAGGAAGAGACAAGCAGGTGGTTACAAAGAGTAAACTTTGTTACGCAGCAGGGTGCCATAGACCGTTACCAAAAGGTAGGAGAAAATTTTGCAGTGAGAGATGTTCCAACCGTATCCAGATGCAGAAAAAGAGGGCAAAGAAACTAGGACAAGAATGGAAACAAGAAGACGATGTACTTGAAATACCTAGTGAGCAAAGGAATGTCAGTGCGAGGCGTGGAAAAGTTTATACTGATATTATTGAATCAGGTCTTGCTCAAGAGATACTTGAAGAAAAAAATACAATATCTGAAGTCGCTACTGTCTTAGGCACAACAATAGCTGCCGTCTCTATGGCGTACCAAGCTTTTCAAGAGGATTTAATAATTGACAAAGAAAGAGATAAGTGGAAACTACCTCAAGTAGCAGAAAAAACACTGCAAGATTTTGAGGAATTTAGAGATAGATATTTTAGAACAGAGACAGGTTATCCATACGAAACACCAGACTTTCATAAAAGATGGATAGAAAGTATTATGTCTGCCATAGAACATGGAAAACAACAGATGATACTGTCTCCACCTAGACACGGAAAAACAGATTTGTTAATTCACTTTGCTATATGGTTTATATGTAAAAACCCTAATATAAGAATTTTATGGGTTGGAGGAAACGAAGAGATTGCAAAAAATGCAATGGGTTCTGTTATTGACCAGTTGGAGAATAATGAGTTGTTAATAGAAGAGATATGTGGACCAGGAGCAAAATTCAAACCTAAAACTAAAACAGGAAAGTCATGGTCTCAAAATGGTTTTACTGTAGGAACTAGGACAATAACTGGAATTAAAAGTCCGACAATGGTGGGTATAGGACGTGGTGGCAAAATTTTATCAAGAGACTGTGACATAATTATTGCAGACGATATTGAAGACCACACCTCTACACAGCAACCTGCATCAAGAGAAAATACAAGAAACTGGTGGACTACAACATTATCAAGTCGTAAAGAGGAACACACAGCTTTAGTTGTTATTGGTTCAAGACAGCACTGGGATGATTTATATTCACACTTATTAGAAAACGAGAGTTGGGAGACAACCGTTGAGGAGGCACACGATACAGCATGTAAGTTAACTGAGTGGGATGAAACTGAACATGTAGATTGTATGCTGTGGGGTTCTAAGAGAACATACAAATGGTTAACGGATAGAAAAAAAGCAGCAGACACAACTGGTGGTAGAGCTATTTATGAAATGGTATATCTAAACGTAGCAATGCCTGAGGGATTAACTCTATTTGATAGAGAAGAGATAGAAGCATGTAGAGACCAAAAAAGAGATATAGGAAATATTCCTAGAGGAGTAAGAATTATTGCAGGATTAGACCCTGCATCTACTGGTTATCAAGCTGCATTTTTGTGGGCGTATGATTCAAATGGTAATAATCTTTACATGATTGATATGGATAACAACTTAGGTGGAGGTATTCCTCAAGCATTGAGTATCATAAAAAAATGGTGGGATAAGTACAACTGTTGTCATTGGGTGATAGAGGAAAACGGTTTTCAGAAAGCTATAAGACAAGATAAGAGTATCAGGGAGTTTGCATCTGCACACGGTGTCTTCTTAGAAGGACATGAAACTTATTCAAATAAGTTCGACCCAATATTTGGAGTTACTGCTATTAGACCCATGTTTCAAGAAAAGATAATTAATCTGCCGTATTTAGGATTTGAAGCTCAAGAAAAGGTAAACTTATATACGAGTCAGTTAGTATATTTTAGTTCTGCTAAAAATAAGAGCAAGACAATAGGTACAAAAACTGATATAGTTATGGCTAGTTGGTTTCCTATGAGAGCAATTAGGCGTATGCAAAAAGAACGGTTAGCTGAATTAAGTGCAGACTACGAACCTAGCTTTGGTGGGTACGAAATAAGTAACTATGATGAAACTATATGGGATGATAGAAACAAATGGTAAAAACAAAAGACGAACTTTTTGAACGAGTTGGTTATTTAAGAAATGTCAACGAAGACGGTGCTATAGATAGAGCAAGAATTAGAGACATTATGAATGGTGGACAACCTGCAGTTAGAGCATTACTTGGAGAAAGGTCAGGAGTTGCATTTCATGAACTACCTGCACCAAACCTGTTTTTATCAGCACTTGAAAGATTTGCACAAAAATTAGGAAGAACTCCTGATTTAAAGGTAGATATTATTAATGATAAAGATTCTCAAAGAGCAAAAAAGAAATCGGAGAAAATAGAAAGAATAGTTTCAGCTTATGACAACATGCAAAAGCTTAACTTACAATTACCACAAGTTGGTAGATGGTTGCCAGGTTATGGATTTGCTGTGTGGGTTATATCTCATAAAACAGATAAAGACGGCAACGCCTATCCTATAGCAGTATTAAGAGACCCATTTGCATGTTACCCTGGTGCATTTGGAAATGACCAACAACCAAAAGACTTAGCTATTATTCAAAGAGTCCCTGTTAGTGATTTATTAAAACAATATCCAGAACATAAAGCAAAAATTATAGGAAAAAAGGTAGAAGAAGGTGAAATGAATCTTGCTTATTCTCAAGTAAACACATCAGGTAATTGGTATAACCAAAACGGTGATGGAAAAGTTCTTGTTGAATATTATGACGAAGATGGTACGTATGTGTTTCTACCTGATACAAGAACCATTGTAGACTTTATGCCGAATGTTTTAAGAAGTGGTCCTTGTTTTGTTGTGGCTAAAAGATTTGCTTTTGACCAGATGCAAAGTCAGTTTCAACATGTTATAGGACTTATGGCGAATATGGCAAAAATTAATATTCTTGGAACAATTGCTATGGAAGATGCAGTGTTTACTGAAACAAATATCGTTGGAGAAATAGAATCAGGAAAGTATCGTAAAGGTAGATTTGCTGTTAACTATTTAGCTCCAGGTTCTCAAGTAAGTAAACCAGTAAACAATCTCCCATATCAATTATTCCAACAAGTGGATAGGTTAGAAAGACATTTACGATTAGGTTCTGCTTATCCTGTATCTGATGATGGTCAATCTCCTAACTCTTTTGTTACTGGAAGAGGTTTGGAGGAACTAGGTCAATCTGCATCTATGCACGTAAGAGAATACCAAACAATATTAAGAGATGCTTTACAAGAAGTAGATGCAAAGAGATTAGAGTTTGACGAAATTATGTATGGAAACAAGAGAAAGCCTATAGCAGGAATGCACAAAGGCACAGCTTATAAAGAAACATACACACCAAAATCAGATATTTCTCAGATGTATAAAACTAGGCGAGTATATGGAGTGATGGCAGGTTTTGACGAACCACAGAAGGTTATCACTGGGTTGCAATTAAAGCAACAGGGTATCATTGATACACAGACCTTGCAAGAAAACCTAGATGGGCTTGAAAACATTACAACAATACAGAATAGAATCAATGCTGAAAAAGCAGAGACAGTATTGTTTGAATCGTTAATGGCTCAAGCAGCTCAGGGTAATCCTAAAGCTACTATGGCAGCAGCAGAGATTAGAAAGAATCCTGGACAGATGACAAAGATACTCGATAAGTTTTATACAGCAGAAGAAGAAGCGACACTAGAAGAAGAAGCGATAATGGCTCCACAACAAGGAATGCCTCAACAAGAACCTGATATAGCATCAGTGTTGGCAGGAATGGGAGCAGCTCCACCTCAACCAGGAGGTCCACTTGGATAATCAAAAAATAGATAAAGAGTTTTATGAGATGATAAATTCAGAAGATTGGAATTTAGATTCAGATGATATTGTTTTTACAATTCCAGAAATACCTGTAGGTGAAGTATTGCTACCTTCTCCAATTCCTGGATTGTGGTTTAGATTGTATTTGGGATTTAATATAGAGGAGCCAGGAGAATATTATGGTTAGAAGTAAGAAGTTAACAACCCCAGTAAGAAAAAAAGGTGACCCAACAGGGCAGTCTAAAGCCATAGATGAGCAAATAGCTGCAATTGAAGGAGAGGTTGAAAGTACTGGAGGTATGCCGAATGTAGGTGCAATGCCTCAACCACAACAACCCCAACCTTTATTTGCTTCAGATACTAAATATCCAAGCGAAGCAGGGAATCAATTAGGATTCAATGAACCAGTTCTTTCACAAGCTAATGATATTAAAACACTTAAAGAAGTAGTCCTAAGAGAGTTTCCAGAATTAGCTAACAGGTTCTAATGTCTTTCTACTTAAATTGGGGACAGGAAGAAGCTGATTATAAATTAGCTTCTGATGCAGTAGAGGAATCTTATAACTTACAAAAAGAATCTTTAGGAGATGAGGCATTACAGCAAATAGGAAGTAAGACAGAACTTTTTATATCTATGAACCCTTGGGAAAACGATGAGTTACCTATCGCTGCTGCTTATATGGATTTAGCACCACAACAATACTATGACCTATGGAGCCAGACTAAACCATTAAATTATGCCTACGATAGGCACGGAGATAGTCCTGATGTAAGTTATCTTAAAAGCCTGGTACAAACATTAAGAGATACTTATAGGGAATCAAAAGAGATATATGATATACAGGTAGAAAAAGATTTTGGTCCACAGTTAGATAGAAGTGCAAAAATAAACATGGCTCTAACTGCGTTAGGTGCTTTGTGGCAAGAAATCAATGTTAATTGGGTTAATTCGTTTGCACTAGAACAAAAGGCATATCAATGGGAATGGGCTAATGAAAAAGGTTTAGACATAGATAAAGACTTTGCTAGGTATGTTGGGGATGAGGCAACAGATAAAAACGAAGTTCCTTTACATATTAAAATATTATCAGGACTTGTAGGTGCAAGAGAATTTATTAGATATTCAGGACAGAAAGGAGATTATCATAAGTCTCAAGTAGGTCTATATAAGAATCCAGTTTCTAAGCCTACTGTTTCAGATAGAGCATATAACTATATGTTGTCTAAAAATATGGTAGATGAATATGGAAATCCTAGATTAGCAAAGTCAGATTTACAGGTTATTCACGAAAACATACCTGATGTCTTAGATAGGGATAATACAATAATGGTCGGTGGTGTTCCAAGAAAGTTGTCTACATTAGAAGGAATGCATCTTAATAGGGCTGTTATGAACGAATTATATTCAAGTGGTTCTAAAGAAGGACTCACTTCTTATTTCGGTAGAAATGAATTTTTTAATGAAGCAGAGGAAACAAGAGAAGGAATGAAGCACATTCAAGTAGCTTCTAACTTTGGAGACTCTATTAGATATACTCTTACAGGTTCTTTAAGTGGAGAGTATAGCCCAAAGATGTCAGTCTATGAAGATATACAAGATTTAGCAGATGCAGAGCTGTATTACTTAGAACAACATAAAGATTCATTGACTGATGAACAATACAAGGAAGCTGAACAAAGTATAATACAAAACGAACAAGACCAATTAAGCAACATGGAGTTCGACCCAAAACACGGATGGAATGCTTGGATAGGATTTACAGCAAATCTCTTCTTAATGATTAAGACAGACCCTTTTTATATGGCTTCTAAAGGTGTCGGCGTAGCAGGTAGGAAAGTTCCAAGCGAAGAAGTACTTACTGGAGTAGGAAAACAGTTCGATGAACACATCAAAGCAGGAGGAAAAGCTGCAGACTTTTGGTTAGACAAAGATGAGCCTATACAAGTATTAGCAGAAAAAATTATAAGCTTAAAAGAAGTAGATGCTCCACTTTTTTCAGAGTTAGTAGTAAGAGGTTTTAGTCATAGTTTAGCTGATAAAGTTGTTAAAGCTGCAGACGTTACAGAAGTACACAGAATAATTAAAGAGTCTTTAACTGGAGGTTATATAAGTGATATACGAGTAGACGGAGATATGATTTCTGGTCTTAAAGATTTTCATTTACAACCTAAAGTATTCAATGACAACTTTTTAGACAACCTTGCAGATAGTATGTCAGGTAGTAATTATGCTGCTGACTACATAAGAGGAGGTGCTGCAAAAACTGGGAGACCGTTGAAAGATACTATAGGTTCACTCAAAGCTACTTTTTTAGGGACAGATATAAGAATACCTAATACACCGATAGTAGCAGTATCAAATGTTCAAAAAAGCTTAGATTTGTTTATAAAGCAGGGAAGATTATTTAGCATCCCAACAAAAGTTATTGATGATTTAAGTAGAGAGTTTTATCAAGCTATACAAAATAAGCAATATAAAGTAGCTCAAAGCATTTACTATGACGAACTTATTTTAAGAGAAGGTGCGTTGCAACTAAAAGCAGTGTATGGAATGTCTGATAATGAAATACAAAGATTTTTTAGAGAGCATTTAGATGATGTAAGAGGTTTTACTGATGACAGTAAGCATTATAGACCCCATCATAATAAAGAGTATTACGACCCAGACTTTGTAGACCCATTCACAAAAGCACAGTTTGGACATCAAGTAGCTAATCCAGATGATTTAGTTAATTTTGTGGGTAGAGCAATAAATAGTGCAGGTCAGGCGATGGACTTAACTATATCACAGGTTGATTTGAGAGCAACATTAAGAGCCACTGGTATCAGAAGAAGATTAAGAGGTAGGCTTGTTGGTACTAAACACGTAGAAGCAGACATGGATATTGTAAGAGAAGCAGCAGAGAAAGGTGCTAGAGGTACATTTTTTGACCCTGACACTCCTATAGGAAGCATTATAAAAGATGCAGGAGTAGAAGGTTTACCTGTAGAATCATGGGCATTTAATAAAGTTGTTATGGCTGTTCCATCTGCCTTAGAGACAGGAACTTTTTGGTTCATTTCTAATTTCTGGATGCCACTTCAATTAATTACTAGAGCTGCTTTTCCTGCAAAAATAACACTTGATGGTGGTTTAAGAACTTCGACAAAAGGTCTAAATTCAATGTTTAGAGGATTTCCAGAATGGTTTCGTATGCTATGGAATGACCCTAACGGAGCAATGCTTCAAAATCTAAAAAACAAGGGTGTAGATATAGACGCATTAACTTCT